TTCGTTGTCATCGAGAAGGATGAAAAAACCTTTGATGAGATGGTCTCCCGCCTTCGTGTAAATGGTGCCGCAGAAGGAGTAGTGTCTGAGCATGGCAAAGATGACCCTCAAGAAGCGTGCGTCACGTAACAAGGAAATTGCATTTGAGATGGAGAAGCATGCAGCGGCTGAGAGAGAGGCTACAAAGTCTCAGCTTGACAATCCGCTCGTCGTCATTCAACACATCAATCACTACCGCGCCCAGCAGGTTGCAGCCCAGTCTCGCAAGACACGCCAGGAAGAGCTGATGCAGCGCCCTGCATCCAAAAAGTGGGATGCTGCAAAAAAGGCAAAGATGGTGAGGCGCCTTGTTCGTGCCAATCAAGAGCTTGAGCAGTCACTCAGTTACGTGGGACAGCTCGAGAGCAAGCTTGAGCAGTTGATGAATAACGTGAGTTCTTCGGCCGCTGGGGCATAGAGTGAACTACGTTCATCACGCCAATGCTATGAGCGTGCTGTCTCAACTAGCGCCTGAAAGCGTAGACCTCGTCTACATTGACCCGCCTTTTGGCACTAACGTCACTCAGAACGCACACGGCATGTCGTATGATGACAGCTCTAGCGGATATGAAGACTTTTTGCGCTCTTGTATCTGTGTTGTCCACCGTGTGCTAAAATCAACGGGCACCATGTACCTGCACTTGGATTGGCGCTATAGCCACCTAGCTCGGGTACATGGCGATGTTTGCTTTGGTGCTTCAAATTTTCTGAATGAAGTCATCTGGAGCTACAACTACGGGGGCCGTGGCAAGGACAGGTGGCCTCGTAAGCATGACAACATCTTGGTCTATGCTAAGCACGCTGGTTCTCATGTTTTCAACTGGAACGATATCCCGCGCATTCCATACAAGGCGCCTGAAATGCAGCGTGTGGGTCGTAGTCCTGAAGAAGCAGCTGAGCGCATTGAACGAGGCCAGGTGCCCACCGATGTCTGGGAGATGAGCATTGTTGGGACTGCTTCGAAAGAGAGGACTGGATACCCTACGCAAAAGCCGCTCAAATTGCTCGAGCGCATCGTCCTAGCCAGTTCGCCTCCGGGAGGGTTGGTGGTCGATGTCTTTGCGGGTTCAGGTACCACAGGAGCTGCTGCTTTAAAGCACGGTCGGTCGTTTGTGCTGGCCGATGTCAATCCGCAGGCCATTGCAGTGATGAAAGAGCGATTCAAGGACGCTGAGGTCGCCTGGGCAGAGTGACAGACTATTTAGTACGTGGACTATATCGCTCCCAAGCGTCTGAAGTCGGGCGACCGAGTTGCCATCGTTGCGCCCGCATCGCCTTTTCAGACAGATGAGCTCATTGCAGGTCTCGACATCATCAAGGCGGCAGGGCTAGAGCCTGTCCTAGGTGCCAATGTCAGGCATTTAAAATCATCTGACATCCATGCAGCGCCATTGATGGACCGCGTCGAAGAGCTGATGTGGGCTTTCACTGACCCAGACATCTCTGGCATCATCACTGCATTGGGAGGATTGGGTTCAGGCGGGCTGCTGCCTTACCTCGACTTCAATGCCATTCGTGAATCACGTCGTGTCCTGTTGGGACTCAGCGACATCACTGCGCTCAATTGCGGCATTCTAGCGGGAGCTGGCCTCATCAGCATCAATGGACAGTACCCAGCCATTCGACTCGATGAGGGTTTGAAGCTGCGCGAGGCTGACAGCGAGAGCCTGAAGTTCACGCTTGAGATGATGATGAGCGCCAAGGAGTGGGACCAGCGACCGTTTGACGTCAATGAGTACATGCCTCGAACGATTTCATCGGGAAAAGCCGCGGGCCATGCCGTCGGCTGCAACCTTGAAACCCTCAACACGTTGCTGGGAACTCCGTTCTTTCCAGACATTGACGGTGCAATTTTGTTCCTCGAAGACGTTCACAAGGATGGCGAGAACATTTCGCGGTCGTTGCTGCAGCTCCAGCTCGCAGGCGTGTTGGACAAGGTTGCAGGAATTGTCATCGGTGAATTTGTTGACGTTCCAACAAAAGATGAAGGCAAGGTTCCTGCCATCGAAGACGTCTTGGTCGAGTACCTGGGTACTGGCGTACCATGTTCGTACGGCTACAGTTTTAGCCACGGCGCAAACACGATACCTATCCCTGTGGGGGCCCACTGTGAGCTCGACGCTGACACGGGTGAGGTCTCTTTCCAGTTTACCATGGTTTCCTAACCGCTCACATACGAATTGTCTGTGATGACATGAGTGTGCTGATTTAGCGGTGCATAAGGGAGGCACATAGGTATAGTGTTTCCAAGGAGGACGAAACTGTGTCTCGCGCTTTGCTTCTCAATGCCAACTGGGCTCCGCTTAATTTCATTCCTGACTATCGGGCTGTACGCCTCATCATGCTCGATAGGGCGGAGTACGTCTATGATTTTCAGACGGGTGAGAAGTGCGTGTGGGGAGAGCCCTTCACCTCCCCAGGGCCAACGCTCGATGCGCCCTTGAAGACCTTTGATGTCCCTGCGACACTGCGCTTGAAGAAGTTCGTCAACAAGAGGTGGAAGGCCCCTCGCTTCAGGAAGCGTGTGCTTTTTAATCGTGACAACTGGCGCTGCCAGTACTGCGGTGTAAAGCTTGGGTACCACAATGTAGAAGTTGAGCACATCATGCCGCAATCCCGCGGCGGTGATACGTCATGGCGTAACTGCGTCACATCGTGCCATGACTGCAACAAAAAGAAGGACAACAAGACGCCTGAGGAGGCAGGAATGTCGCTTCTCAGTCGTCCCAGCGACCCCAAGAAGCTTCACTTTTGGGATGCTTCACGACAAGAATTGTGGCATTCTAGTTGGGAAAATTTTATCCCTAAAGATTAGGGATATCGCCACATAAAACCATAAGCTGTTTTACGTTTTCCCCGACAACACAAACCAATTTTAGTGCAGTCAATATTGGGAATTATCCCAATGAGTTTACGAGCACTTTCATATCTTGCAATGAAATTTCCGTCGAGGTCTAGCTGTTCAACTGCTTTTTGATATGAGACTTTACTAGCTTTCATAGCTGCTTTTGCTTGTGATGTGTGTTTCTTTCCGTACATTGGGTGACGTTCACCAGTGTTTATTTCACTAAGATATTGTCGTATCTCTGGCTTGATACGTTTACCTTTGTTTGCAATCGATAATTTGCGACGCATTTCTAGTGACATTGGACCAGCTCGTACACCTTCACCGCCCTTAGTCAGGTTGTAACCTTTAGGGCCGAATGTTTCGAGTAATGCAATCCAATAAGGTTCGGCTCTGTCTCTAGCATCTTCTTTTGTTTCACAATTTTCTAAAACTTCATGCGTCCAAACGTCATCACTTGTCCCATATTTGCGAATAGCGTTGTGGAAATAACAATTTGATTTTCCTCTAGAAGCAGAGCAATGCTTCTTCCAACGCCACGTCATTGTTCTTGAAGTCCATCCTACGTAACGTTTGTTTTCGATACGATTAGTATGACAATAGACGATGAACATGGTCAATAACTATTCTCATGAAGATGATGCTGGGTGATGTCCGACGCGTGATTGCGGAGGCGATGTTGGCTGAGTTTGGCACTCCAAAAGGCAAGCTGCGTCCCGTCAGGGGCGGAGGCGGCCGCCAGTTCAAGATTGGCAAGGTCGAAGAAGAGAACCAGGAATTGTCCCCTGTACAGGCGGAGAACATGTTCCCTGGCTCGACTGAAGCATGGGCAGAGGTTGTCCCAGACATGTTCCCTGAGTTCCCGTTTGCCGACGACCCACAGGTCATCAAGGCCCGGACACTGTGGTTCAAGATTGGCGGACAGCTGCGGGTTGCTTTCTCCGACATGCCTCAGATTGAGCTGGCGACCTGGGACCCCACGCGCGAAGACTGGTTTCCGCTAGAAGCAGCATGATGAAAATCTTGCTACGAGAGCTTCGTCAAGTAATTCGAGAAGCCATTGACTGCTGGGGCGGCTCAAGGCCAGAAGAAATGTATGAAGAGGAGCTGGTCAATGACCCTGACCTCAAAAAGCACTCGGTCATTGTCCCAGATGATGTCAAACGTCCTGTCACGAACTATCTGAAGGCCATGGGGCTTGCAGGCACCAAACGGAAGAAGCGACAGCGCTAAGCCGCGGCGGCACCATACTTACGTCTCAGGAGACGTTTCGAGAATGCGTTTAAACCTGAGCAGCTTACAGAAAGTCGTCGAAAAAACAATTGTCGAAGAGCGGGCGACAGAAGCCTTCAAGGCTGAGCTCAGCCGCGTTTTTGGGCCGACAGTCATTACAGAAGGGCAATTGAACGTTGTTGCAGCATCAGCCAATGACTGGCTCGATGTCCTTGACCGCACCGGGCGTTCAGGCCGCCTAGAGTTCCGACCGACTGTCACTGCAGCATTTCTCGACCACAATGACCCCGAAGTTCGACGCTTTGCTGTTCGCGTGTGCCCTGAACAGTACCTGGCAAGGATGACCAGCGACAAGAATCCCGCAGTTCGCCACGCAGTTGCAGGTCGAATGACGCTGAATGCCATCCGCGAGATGATTAAGCGCTTTCCGAAGGACGACCAGCTTCGCAGCATCTTTCGGCAGAAAAAGGCGCTTCACGAGGCAGGCGTCAAGCAGCCGTCTGTTGAGCCGATGGGCCATGACCCCGTTGACGGTGCAGAGCGCATGGGCGACGTTACACGCACTCAGCTTGGGCCCGAGCTCAGCGAGGGATGGTACGAGCAGCATGCAATGCGATTGATGCATGACTACGGCCAGAACATCGAATACGCGTGGGAAGAGTTGGCTGTTCGGCGCTTCTGCAGCAGCATGAAGGCAACTAACGGAGTCGAGATTGACGAGGCAAAGCTGCTGAAGAGCGTCAAGAAACTCATCGAAGACAAGGAAGATAGAGCTATGGAACGAAGCGCACTGAAAGAGACACTCGAATGGCTTGACAGCCAGGTTGAGGCTGAGGACTTGAACGAAGGGTTGTTGCCAGAGTACGTCGAGGAGGTAGACCCTGTTCAGACTTTGGTTGAAGCTGGGCTGACAAACGAGCAATTTGTTGAAGAAGCTTCTAAGCTGTTCAAGATTCAGCAGTCACTGCTACCGCTTGGTATCCGCAAGCACCGCCTCGGTGAAGGAAACGCTCGCCAGATGTTGGTCCCCTGCATCGGCACACTTCCTGCCAAAGGAGGCTTTCGAGCTGTCGATGAGCGCGCCCTTGATATGTTTTGTGAAGCGTGGTCGAAACGACAGGCTATCCAGGGAGAGCCTCTTAGGTTAGAGTGGGTCAATCATCCGACAGATATCAACAAAGTCGGGTTTACCTGCATCCTGAAGTAAGCTTGTATGTCAAGTGTGAAGCTGAATCGAACAATTCGGCTACCAGTCCAATTTGACTGGACACATCATGTAGCGGATGCATCTAAAGTGTACTGTTACGTTGACAGCACATCAGATGGAAGCCCATTTTATGTCGGGAAAGGCAATGTCCACAGGGTGTTGTTAGTACGTGCACGTAACATTAAGCACCTACATGTTGCCAACAAGCATGGCATTAAAAGAACGGTCGTCGAAAGCGTGCCATTAGCTAATGATGAAGATGTACTTCGTCGAGAAGTTGAGCTTATTCGAGACCTCCAGACGTTTCACACTGACAGCGAGTTAGGATGCAATTTCACTCGTGGCGGCGACGGCGTCATTGGGCGCGTTCCCTGGAACAAGGGCAAGCGTATGGATGTTGAGTATCGCAGGATTCACCAAATGGTGACCCCAAAGACGCGTGTTTCGCAACATGACATCGATGGAAACTTCATTGCAGTCTATGAGTCGCTGTGGGCAGCAAAGGTCGCAACAGGAATCTCCAGTTCATCAAACATCTTAGGTTGTTGCAAAGGCGACCGCAAGACTGCTGGTGGTTTTATCTGGAAATACGCTTGATAGCTTCACTCACTAGGTCTCGAGCAATCAGGACACGTGCAGCTGCTAGCGTGGCCAGGGTGTCGTCCGCCGCCTTCGCTCTCATGGACGCCGCGGAACTTGTCGCTGATTCTGTTGGTTCCTCTGTCGAAGGTGTAGTCGCGGTTGGTGTCCACGTCGATGTCGTCCATCTTCATCCCGTCGCTGAGAGGCCTGTCATCGACCTTTCCGATGACGCCCTTGCAGGTGCTGATGATGTCCCCGTTCTTGCCGCATGATTTGCAGAACTTGCGGGTGGCATCGCACATGTGTGCCCAAGGCTTCTTAGCGTTCGGCTTGCTCTCATGGCGCAGGCGAAACTTGACGGGTGGGCCCCAATCGTGCTTGCCGAGCTTGCACTTCCAGGGCACGTCGTAGGCTCCGCTCTCGGTCATCATTCCGCACTGGGTGCAGGTCTCTTCATCAAGGCCCATCATTCCGCCGCACTGCGAGCAGGTCATTGCGCTCTCAGAGAGCTTTGCTGAGCCCCATCCGTAGTTGCTCGGGTCCTCACCTTTCTTGGGTTCACCCGTTCGTTCGTCTGCAAC